GGATCAAGAATTATTATCGACTATCTGAGTCGTGTCGGGCTCGTCTTGTAGTTGAGAATGACGACAAGGCTTCTATGTATTCTGTTCGTGACTTATACGAAATGGTGCACTCCGTTACTGGTATTCCTATTACGTTTGACTATTGGCATCATACTTTCAATACTGGTGACTTATCCGAAGAAGAGGCATTCTTTATGGCTCGTGAGACTTGGCAGAAGCACGGCGTTACTCAATGCACTCATTACAGTGAGTCTCGCAGACGCGAGCAGCAAAGTCTTATTGAAGGTATTTGCGAGAAGCATAATATTGCTTGGGAGGACTTGCCCTCTTGGCCTACTTTTGCTAAGGCATACAAAGAGTTCAGCAAGATTAAAGAGCAAGCTCATGCTGACTATATTTTGACTACTCCTAATACTTATGGTGTAGACAGTCTAGATGTTGTGGTCGAAGCTAAGGCAAAAGAGTTGGCTCTGCAGAATATCAACGTAGAGTGTTGTCAAACACCATTAATTTTAGATTAACATATTTATATTAAATAATAATAAAAAAAGGTCAGAATGGCAGAATTTCGTTACAAAGCAAAAATAACAGATGATATTGAAGATGCAAAAAATATCATACAGTCTACAGGTAAAATGTTAATGGAAGGCAAAATTGATAAAAAGTCTGCAATAGACAATTTAGCAAGAGCTTTCCGTAAATTAGAATCATCGAGATATTATATCGATCGAACATAAGTGAAACATGTATTTCCATACGTTGTATTATCAGCATCTTTAGGTTTAGCCGGAACAGCTGCATATTACAGTGTATTCGGTTTAAGCAAACTTTTTTCAGCTCAAGCTGTTGCAGTTATTGTTATGGCTTCAATATTAGAAGTTAGTAAATTGATAACGGCATCTTATTTACATCGTGAATGGAAGTCTATATCCGCACTTTTAAAGAGCTATCTAGTAACAGCTGTATTCATATTGATGTGTATAACTTCATTAGGTATATACGGGTTCTTAGTTTCAGCTTATCAGGAAACTGCATATAAACTTAAAAATCAAGAATCTGAATTATCTGTATTAGAGTTAAAGAAACAAAGATACCAAACCGCTACCAATGATATACGGTTGGAAAAAGAATCTTTAAATAAAAATATCACAGAATTGACATCGGGACTTTCTAACAATGTTATTCAATATACTAATGCAGACGGTGAAGTTATAACAACAACTAGTTCAGCTACCAGACGCGTATTAGAAAAACAATTAAATCAAACAATTTCTAGAAGAGACACATTATACAACCGAGAAATTGCTTATTCTGATTCTGTTAGCAACCTTGATCAACAAATGCTTAAAATACAAACAGAGAGCGAAGTTTCGGCCGAAGTAGGCCCTATTAAATATGTAGCACAACGTGTAAACCAACCAGTTGATAGTGTTGTTAATTGGTTTATAATGCTTTTTATATTTGTATTTGACCCATTAGCCGTTATGTTATTAATAGCAGCAAATCGATTGTTTGAAACAAAAAATCCCTTGTCTGAGGTGATACCGGAAGTTGTAGAGGAGGAGAGTCAAGCCGAGCGGGTTAAAGCCCCAACTCCTCCAACTTCTCCAGAGCCAACAAGAGCTCGTAGAGTTATAAGATCTTAAATAAAATAAAATGAAAAAAATAAAAGTTACAAAAAATCAAGGTTATAAAAAATTACAATGTAAATATTGTGAACGAATATGTGAACGAGTAGACATCAATGCAACGGCAGTTACGTGTTGGAAATGTACAAATGATCTAGTTAACGGCAAGATATTGGAATTACGAAAATAATTTAATATTATAATAATATGTTAGAAGCAAATGAAATAAAAGAAAATTGGGAAACGTTTCGAGAAGAAATTGATTTACAGTTTCCTACAAGAGCTAAACAAATTCACAAGATGTATGATGACTTCGAAGAACGCATTGCAATGATGCCAGCATCTTCTATAGCACATTATCACAATGCATTTGCAGGAGGTTATGTAGATCATGTACTTCGTGTAATGGGATGTACTCATGAATTGTATATTTTATGGGAAAAGAGTGGCGCTGATATGTCAGGTTATACATTAGAAGAATTAATGTTTGCAGCAATGCATCATGACTTAGGCAAAATAGGATTTCCAGGAGAAGGTAACGAAGTTTATCAAGTAGAAACTTCAGATTGGCACAGAAAAAATATGGGTCGAATGTATAAACACAACGAAAATATTCCTTTCACAATGGTACCAGATCTTTCTATTTGGTTGCTGCAAAAATATGAAATACCGATGTCTTGGAATGAATATCAAGCTATTAAGATTCACGATGGACTCTATGACGATTCCAATAAACCTTATTTTGTAGCAAGAAGTGCTCAAGCAAAATTAAAAACTAATATGGCCGTTATTTTACATCATGGCGATCATATGGCAGCTCAAATAGAATATGAGCGTTGGAGAAATCATAAAGCAGGAACACCTACCAAAGTATCCGAAAAAAGCAAAGCAACTAAAAGCACCGCTATAAAAAACTTAGCAGAGAATAATCCAAATATAGGAAGTTCTATTGCAGATATTTTTAAGGATATATCATGATACTATTTATTATATTAAGTGTATTATTTTTAGGTACTACCGTATATTTTGCTTATCGGGCTTTTGTATTAGCAGGAGTTTTAGCAGATCAAGAAGAATACTATGAAACTGTTTCACAAACAAATCAATACATGTACAACAAAATACAGCAAAGTCATAACACAATGAAACGTATTGATCGTTCAGGAGCATTTGAAAAAGACGATGAAACAGGAACGACATTTGAATTGTTAAGTGATGTAATAGAAAAACTAAAAGAGGAGTTCGATGCCCAGGAAGAGGAAGAAAAGTAATAATTATTACACAAAGATTCAAGATCTAGCCATTTGTGCTTATAATAAGTCAGACAGTACAGCACAGCGTGAAAAAATATACAGACGATTCATATATCCTCCATTCATGAAGTTAACTGAAAATTTAATCAACAAAATGAAACCAACATATATTTTAAACAATTGTTCGTTTCAAGATCTTCAAACAGACTTAGTTACATATTTAACTGCTCGTTTAGACAAATTCAAGCCGGATTCTGGAAAGTCATATTCTTATTATACAAGAACTTCTTTTAACTATCTTATTGCTGAAAATCAAAAAGCATATGTTAAATTGAAACAAGACAGAGAACCAATTGATATTGACGAGCAAAGAAACATACCAACAGAGATGCATAACAATGATATGCGTGAAACATTGAGATATTTTATGGATGAATTTGTTGAATATTGTTATGATAATTTAAATTATATTTTTACCAATACCACAGACATTCATGTAGCAGATTCAGTTTTACATTTATTTGAGTCTCGTGAAAACATTGAAAACTTCAATAAAAAAGCTCTTTATATTTATATTAGAGAACGAACAGGACTACCTACTACTAATATTACGCGTGTAGTTAAAACTCTAAAAAATCTTTACGAAACAAAATTTTCAGAATACGCAAACGAAAACTTCATAAAATTGCCTTTTTAATATTTATTATTAAAGGAGTCATGTATGGATAAAAATGAAGAAATATTCAAAGGAACCAGTTTTGCTGACCTTATGCATGATGTCTATCATAACTCAAAAAAGAAAGACAGACAAATAAATCAACTTATATCACAGCTTCAACCATTAATAAGAAATGCATCAGATGCAACTATTATAGTCCCACTTATTAAAGAGTATTTAGATGTTGCTGTCAAAAACGATGATCATTTGGTTAAATTAACTGCTATAGTTCAACGTTATATATCTACAAGTCAAACTATATCAGGTGCTGACTCATTATTATCTGAATCTGAAAAACAACAATTAATTGAGATTGCTCAAACTACTTTAACTCATGAATTAGAAGATGAGATAGAAAAAATTGAACAGGAAGATCAAGAAATAAAACAAAAGATTGCTGACGTTAAATCTAAATTAAAGGATACTAATACAGATGGATAATATGCAATATGACGTAGCAGAAGTTTTAAGCACAGATCTTACTTATAAATATTCAGAATCTGTAGCAGATAGAGGGTTATTTCAAATCTTAGCAAGATCAATTACAGAGCATACAAAAACAGATAATTATACTGTACGACCTTTATCATTAAATGAAATTAAAGTACCGGTAGTTGGAGAAATAATATTAGTTTGTAAAACAATTAAACGGACAACACAAAAATTCAACGACACTGATAAAGATCAATCTTGGTATTATGTGCAAACTTTAGCATTGCAATCGGGTGTAAATAACAATAAATCTACAGGCGCATCTTGGACAATTGAAGAGCACAATGAAGTAAACAATCAAGAACACCCTGCCGGGAAAACGTTTGTTGAACAAAAAATATCTCCATTACAACCTTATGAAGGAGATCATATATGGCAAGGTCGCTTTGGAAATAGTATAAGATTTGGAAGCACAATATCAACTATACCAGAAGATAATTATTATCATAAAGCTCCTACATGGTCTGGAGATGTAAACGGCAATCCTATTATAATATTATCAAATGGTCAAGAAAATTTAGATAAAAAAGAATTTGTTGTTGAAGATATTAACAAGGATAATAGTTCAATATATTTAACTAGTACACAAAGTATTCCAATTGTATTAGGTAGTGAAAAAGAACCTAATTCATTAACCGGGTGTATTACTACAAAAGGACATGAATCAAAATATCAAGACTCTCAATTACTTGCAGTATCAGATCGTATAATAATACAAGCCCGTAACGATTTAGCAGTTATAGATTCGCCGTTAGGAATTGTTTTAAATTCTACAGGTAATATTAAACTAGGAAGCGAAGATGCCACAGAAAGTATGGTGCATGGCGAAGTATTATTAGAGATTTTAACTTTAATAATTGAACAGTTTTCTAAAAGTATTGGTCAACGATTTTATTTTAAATTAAAAGATGCACCAGCTGAAAAGGCACAAAGATTATTAGATCAATTGTTAAGTTCAACATATAAAATGAAAAAAAACATAGATAAATAAGGAATACTAAATGGCAGTTACACCACCATTAGATAAAATAACAACATTACCAGCATTTGGAGTTGATATTATTCAAGAACAAATTAATCGATTAATAGATTTAATACTTGCTGAAATGAAACTAGTAATACAAGAAGTTATTAAATTACCAAATGGTATTGATTGTAATGATCCAAGAGTTCAACAAATTAAGGATTTATTACAATCAATTCAAGATAAATTACAACAAGTAAAAGAACAGTTGCCTAAAATACAACAAATAATTTCACAGGTGCAGACAGTTATAAAAACTGGATTGGCAATTAAAAATACTATAGCTGCAGCACAATTACTTAATCCAATTACTGCTCCTTTGTTTATTGCTTCATTAACACAACAACTACAAGACGAATTAGTTTCCAATGCTATACAAGCAATACAACCATTACAAGCAGTACCTAATCAAGCAGTATCAAAATTAAACACATTGATTCCACCTTTAACAAATGCAATTTCATCATTAAATTCTGCATGTAGTGAAGATATTGGTTTAGATATTTCAACATTAGACGATGATAATTTTAATAATAATTTTGGCGAAGATTTTGATTATAACGATTTACTACCTTCAGAATTTTATCGAGAAATCAACGTGTCTAATACTGATTTAGATCAACGTTCAGATACAATTCAACAACTAGTAGAACAACAACAAAATTTATTAACATCTTTAATAGAAGCTCCAAGCCAAGTTTATAGAGAACCTGGAGTGCCTTCGTCTAATCTAGGAAAAACGGGAGATTTTTATGTTGATACAGAAAATAATATAGCATATGGACCTAAACCATCTGATACAGAATGGGGAGGACCTTTAAATTAACATCATACATATTTATAATAAAAAAGAATACCTATGTCAAATAAAGCACTTGTAAAAGCACTTAAAACTGCCGTACGGGAAGTTATTAAAGAAGAATTAACTGACATTCTTCGAGAAGGATTACAATCCACAGTTACAGAAATGCAAACAGAGTCAGTAGCAAAAAAACCAATTAAAACATCGAAACCAAGAAAAACTTCTTTGTTTAAGGAAAATAAATTTGCAAATATATTAAACGAAACTCAAGGTTTACAATCAGAAGGAACATACGCAGAGTTAATGCAAGAAGAAATGTCATTTTCATCTGCAGATGCTCAAGGTTTTGGTATGATGCGAAACAATGGTAATGCACAAATGCAAATAATGGAAGACCCAGAAACTGGTAAAAACATGCAAGTTGATTCTGTTGTTGCAAAAGCAATGAATCGTGATTATTCTGCTTTAATGAAAGCAATAGATAAAAAGAAAAATAAAGGCTTTGCATTGTAATGGGATATAATATTGTTTCTCCAAATGAAATAAACAAAACAAGATCGAACGGTCTAGGTATTAAGTATGTTTCTAATGGAGGACAATTGTTCCGACCTATACATGTTGATATAGATCAAGCGTTAGAAAATTTAAAAAATTTATTGTTAACAAGACTCGGAGAACGAGTTTTGCAACCAACATTTGGATGTCGATTATTTGAAATATTGTTTCAACCAAATGTTTTTGAATTAAAAGACGAAATTAAAGATATAATATTACAGCCTG